GACCCTAGCAATAAATATCAGGTTGCTCAGGTGCTGCATCGTCTTGCTTCCGTCAATGCGAGTAATTGGGATAAGGCGCAAGAATTTTGGATCAACGCCATTCTCTCCGGACCTATGACTAATAGCGTCAACATAATAGGGAACGGTGCCAGCATAGCGTGGGAATACACGCTGCACAGACCTATTGAGTCAATCGTTGCCTCCATGATCGGAGCTAAGGGAGCAACACAAGGAAAAGAAGAGCTTGTTATTATTTATAAAGCACTTCTCCCGTCCATATCTAAAGGCTGGAAAGATGCTGTCAAAACATGGGCACCAGAGACCGATTTTTTACAGAACGATTACTTGCTGGAGCAACTTCATTTTTCTGAAATCGAACAATATAGTGAGCGTGGAGCCATTTCTGGGGCTAAAGGCCGCGCCGTTCGCATACCCGGACGGCTACTACGATTTATGGATACTTTCTTTAAATCCATAGTAATGAATGCTGAAGTTGGAGCGCAAGCTTACCGTATAGGTAAAGCCAATAAACTAGAAAACAATGAACTACAGACCTTCATTCGGGGTGAAGTTAACACGCCAGGATCGGCTTCTTGGAACCTAGCCTACAAACAAGCGATTGCGCTTACCTTTCAGGATAAACTTCCTAAAATTGTGCAAAATCTCGCGGATATGCGGAATATCGCCAACACCAAGACCATTGGAGGCAAGTTAGCAGCATCCATTAGCACCTTAATTTTCCCCTTCGTCCGCACCCCTTACAATATTCTTGCTATGGGTTTGAGGAAGTCTCCTCTAGGTATTTTCAACATGGCTTTACACGGTGCTGAAGGAGGGGTTGCGGTAATGCGCGGCAATTCCTTTGAGTCTGGATATTCCCGTGCCAAGATCGCTTCTGACTTGGCAGAACAGCTTGTAGCATGGAGTATGGCGGGAATACTTTACGCCATGGTCGGGGAAGGTGATGACGATGACGACGACAAGATGTTGCTCATTACTGGCGGACGCCCTTGGGGTCTAAACAGCAAAGGGGAAAGAGATTTTCAGAATAGAACATATGGAGGTAATTACCAGATACGTGTGGGAGGAAAGGGAGGTTTAGTTATTCCTTATGGCAGGATTGAGCCTCTGGCCACCATCTTAGGCACTACAGTAGATGCTATCCGTCTCGCCAAGGGAACAAACGACTCAACAGTACCTTTCAAAGTAGCCGGAATTATTGCGTCTCAGTTGAAGGAAAAAACCTTCCTTTCTGGCGTTTCAGGACTTTTAGACGCTCTGGATGGCGCAAACGATCCCGATAAATCTGCCAGATCGACCTTGCGCCAAGTGGCGGGGATTATCCCCAATATCCTCAAACAACCCTTTAGAAACTGGGATGAATACATTCGTGACAGCAGATTTGCCCCCGCAGCCTACACCTTTCTTCCCGCCTCCTTCAATGCGGAAAAAGAAATAAACCTCTACGGGAACGAAGTTGAAAAAAGCTCCATCGCACCATTACGCCTTGTGCTTCCGTTTACCACCAAAACAACGGACGAAAAAGGGGATCAATTCCTAAAATCATGGAATGCGAACAATAAATCTGAAGCCTTCTTCCCAGCCAAGCCTAATCGCAGCACTTACGAGGGCATGACTCGAATCCAAGCCAATCAATTTGATCGTAAGGCAGGCGAGATCTTCAAAAGAAAGCTGGACGTATGGTTGACCCCAGAACGGATTAAAAACCCCACTGAAACCGATCTGGAGCGTTTTAAGGACAATCTGGTAGCAGCACGGAGACAAGCCAAGCAGGTTACAAAGGTTGCACTTCCTGAGAAATTTGCTAGTAAAGACATTAAGACGAAAAAAAGCGTTTTGCCTTGGGAATAAAAAATTATGATCACAGACCATCCGATTACAGCGGAATCAATCCGAAACATCCCACAACCGCAGCCCAGCGAACAGGCTCGGCTACGTGCGCGGACACTTATTCCCACTCCATACAAGCTCACACGCAAACAGGAAGATGCTTTGATTGAAACTATCAAAACAGCCTACGATGACTACAACTCCAAAATGGACGAGCAGCCCAAGGATGCCGCTGGAAAGTCATTGGATAGCTGGAGGGCTTCCCGCGAGAGGTGGGAAAATCACTTTGATAATGATGTTACATGGCGGACTAAGGATGGGTCAATCTGGGCTATTTCAAATATGACCTTGAACCTTAGCCGAGTTTTTTGTAGGCGGATGCAAGCTAAGGCTATCAGCTACTTTTTTTCCACTGACCCATGGTTTTCGGCTTATCCCGAAGGAGTTGAGGACATAGAGCTGGCAGAACCGATAGAAAGACATGCACGCTGGAAAATAAATCAAGGGGATACCAAACAAGTCATGCGTCAGGCTTCAGATAAAGCATTTATTCTTGGGGAATGCGTCGTAAAAACCCTTTACGATTATCGAACAGAAACCGTTCAGTGGAAGGGTAAGATTCTCGTTGATGACCAGCAAGCTCCCCTCCTTACTGGTGACGGCCAATTTATTTATTTTGACGATGGCTGGATTGATGACCCAAAAGAAATTGCAAGGGCTGACGATGCTGCCCAGCAACAAGGCATTATTAGGCGCATGGGTCAAGCGTGGGACATGCTGAAAGTCCAAGTATTCGGAGGTAGCGGCATCCCCCAAGTGCTGGCCAAAGATACTACTATCCCCAAACCAGAAGTAACTGTATGGAAAGAAGGCGTCTGGACACGGACTTATGGGCTGTTTAACGGACCTCAATCCGAGATAGTTCCTTACCTCAACTTTATCGCGCCCCTAGACGTAGGCGACCTTCAAGAGGCGGATTTTATTGCCCACATCTACGACAAGCCCATGGAATGGCTGGCTGGACAGCTAAATAACTACGATCCATCAGACGACGATTTGAGCGAGGTCGATCATGCTGTCTTGGTGGAAAACGCTATTATTTTGCTCAAGAAAAACTATCAACCTAACACCCCAGACGCAAATGATAGCAATAAATCTAAAGAATCCCATACCCCCCGCATCCTTCAATTGGCAGAGTGCCACATGATCTTTGACGCAGATCAAGATGGGCAGTCCGAGAAAATTACGGTTATTGTAGATCGTGAAAACTGGCTACCGATTTATTACAATTGGACGCGCAACGTGACAGAAACTGGGATGAGACCCTTTACCACAGTCCGATCACTGGAGGTAGCTAACTGCTGGTGGGGTATTGGGGTCATGCAGATATTTGAGAGCGCACAAGAATTTATTGATCGTTGTGTAAACAGGATCGAGGGGCGAAACCAAGAGAGCGGACGCATCACTTTTTGGAATCCATGGCTGACAGTTGAAGGGGCAAAAGAGCCTGATTTGAAGCTAAATCACGGGAAAACCTACACGATGAAAAGCGCAGAGGTAGATCCGGGTAAAGTCCTTAGTTACGTAGTTTTGCCCCCATTGGTAGAAGACACTTACAAAGTAATGGAACTGGTAATGCAAGTTATGCAGCAGGAGAGCGGTGTAATCACAGCGGACGCCAACCAAGCGTCTGGGCTAGACCAGACTAAACTTGCTACTGGCATTAAAAATATTGAACGGGCTGGAAATGAACTCTTTGGCGTTTATCTCCAAGCTCTTGAGCTAGGGTTAACATCTATCCTAAAAACATCCTTAACTATTATTTACACACGGATGGATAAGAAAGAAATCTTCTCCTACGCTGAGGGTAGTGCCAGAAAAATTACAGAACTATCTCCTGAGCAAGTGAGAGGAATTAGTTTGAATATTAATTTACTCATGACCCGTCAAAAAAGCGAAGAGGCTCTTCAGCAGTCGCTACAGGGTATCAACATCGCCAAAGACTTCTACGCATTGCCGCCAGAACAGCAGGAGCGTCTGAAGGATGTTTATGTCGAAGGACTAAAAGCTCTAGGCTGGCAGGATGCAGACAGAATTATTAACCCCATGACGCCACCTATGGCTTTGCCTGCCCCACAGACTGGAGCACCCGCCGCTGTTGCCGCGCCTGAAACCCCAACTCAACTATGAATCCAGAAGATCCAACACCACAACAAAAAAAGGCTATGCGCGATCTCGCTGCAATAGCTTGGATTAAGCAACGTCCAGAGTGCGAAGATTATATACAGGAAAAGTTTAATGAACTCATTCAAAGTGCGTTGAATGAGACGCTGGAACGAAATCTCACGCCAGACACCAGGCATGTCCGATTCTGTGTTTACCAAGGTCTAGTGGACACATTAGGCGGTAATTTTTTAGAAAAAGAACTGCGGGAAAATAAGGCTTTTCTTACATTTAGCCAGGAATAAGAAAAATACAACTTGCTATTCACGCATTTCCATGCCATATCTTATGTCATGGACATTAACACTCCGGCGTCAGCCGAGCCTACAGCCCTAAATACGGTCGCAATTGATGGCGTTAAGCCTCTTGAAGCGAGTCACGACACGTTCACTCTGGAGGACTTAAAACAGATGCCCGTTTCGTTTTTGGAAGAGGTAGCAGCCTTGAAAGCTGAACAGTCAGAGAAGGAGGACGGCCTACAGAAAACTGAAGCCCCCGTCCAAACCGAAACTCCGCCTGAGCCTATACCTGATCCCGCACCAATATTGAGTGTAGAGGAAGACCCTGATAAACCCAAAGAACCCGGACTGCCTAATCGCGTCTGGGTGAAAAGCTGGAACGAGCGCGACCGTAAGGCCGCTGCCATGGTCCAGTCTGGCGTCGCCAAGGATCTTTCAGAGGCACTTTCCATATTGGGAAGCCCTGTTTCCACCCCCCAGTCAGCTACGGATCCCCGTGATACCGCAGAGAACGAAGGAGACCCTAAAAATTCTTCTTCTGCCCAAGCTGAAATTGAGGAAATGGAAGCGTCTTATGTCCAATACGGCAAAGATGCAGCAACACTAGGCAAGGATTTACGGACTGAGGAAGCGGAAGATTTACGCTCCAAGCAATCTGAAGCGTTTATTCGCATTCGCCAACTTGAACGGTTGCGAGACTCCTTAGTTCGCCAGGAGACGGAAGCTTCACATAGTCAGCTAAACTCACACGAACAGGCACTTGACGTAAGTAAACAGGAGGTTATTTCCCGTAACCCCGCTGCTGCTGATGCTGATACCCCTCTAAGTAAGGGTATGGCTCGCTTGTACAAAGCCTTATCTGAGAGTGACGATCCTCGTATGGCTAGTCCTGATGCGCCCATGATCCTTTACCGGATGACTGCGGAAATTATGGGGCTTGACCCCGACGCGACCATACCGGCACCGCTAGCTGCTCCTTTATCTGCCCCCTCTTCCAAGAACGCAACTGCTGCACCTGTAGCAAGACCTCCTCAACTGCCGCCTTTGGCCAGTGGTGCTTCGCGCACTCTGACCCCAGCGGCTCCTAAACCGGAGGAAGCACTTCAAGCGTTCAAGGATATGACCTTGGAAGATCAGGAAAAAGCGTTCGAGCTTATGGCTAAAATGGCCGCTTAGCAGCGTTCTTACTGATTTTTAAACTCGTCCTTGTGGGCGAGATTGCGACAAAGTTCTTTCTCCACCTTAAAACGGAGAAAAATTATGTCAGTAAACAATATCGATCCAAAAACAGCAGCCCTTTTTCTGGCTGATAACGCTAAGGCGTTTCCAGAAATCTGGGACGACATGGCAGTCAAAACAGCCGCCAGCATTAATCCTCTAATGGACTTAATGGGCGAAGAAGGTGGCCTCAGCCCTTTTATCAAGAAAAACAATCTTGCTAAAGGCCAAGGCGAAACAATCAACATCCGCACCAGCGGCGGAATCTATGGCGAAGGCCGTCTAGGTGAAGAAACTCGCACAGGTGAGGGTGAACAAATCCCCACTGGTGGATACAGCCTAACGGTTGGCCATTGGTGGAACGGAACGAGCTTTACCAAGGTGGCTAAAGGTCGTCTCGGAATGGGTTCCAACTTGGACAACATGGCTCGGAAAGCTCTGAGTAACTGGCATGGGTTTAATCAAACCCACCTGATGGTCCAGACTATGCTTTACAAGACCACATCGCGCA